TTTTATTGCGTCATACCACAGAAGAGTTACGAGAACTTATATTTAAAAGTCAAGAACTCTACCCTAAAATATGGAAGGGTATCAAGTGGTCAGAACGAAAGATGCAGTGGGTTGCTCCGTCAGGGGCAAGACTGTGGATGTCTTACCTCGACAGAGATGATGATGTTCTACGATATCAAGGACTAGCGTTTAGTTGGATAGGATTTGACGAACTTACACAGTGGGCTACACCATTTGCTTGGAACTACATGAGATCACGTTTACGTTCTACGTCACCTGATCTGCCAGTGTACATGAGAGCAACCACGAACCCCGGAGGTAGGGGGCATCACTGGGTTAAGAAGATGTTTATAGACCCTGCACCGTATAACAAGGCATTTAATGCAACAGATATCGAAAGTGGAGAAGAACTCAAGTACCCTGCAGGACACAGTAGAGCAGGACAGCCACTATTCAAACGTAGGTTTATACCTGCTAGACTTACAGATAACCCTTATCTCTCATCTCAAGGGGATTATGAAGCAATGCTTCTATCCCTTCCTGAACAGCAAAGAAGACAACTACTGGAAGGCGATTGGGATATTAAAGAGGGAGCAGCATTCACCGAGTTTGATCGCAAGCTACATGTGGTTGAGCCTTTCCATATACCTAGTAATTGGGTTAAGTTTCGGGCATGTGACTATGGGTATGGAAGTTATTCTGCCGTTGTCTGGTTTGCTGTTGCTCCGTCAGAACAGCTAATAGTGTATAGAGAAATGTATGTATCAAAAGTGTTAGCAACAGATCTGGCTGACATGATATTAGATGTAGAAGCAGAGGATGGTAATATAAAGTATGGAGTGTTGGACAGTTCACTCTGGCACAAACGAGGAGACACAGGACCTAGCCTAGCAGAACAAATGATACTAAAAGGATGTAGGTTTAGACCATCAGATAGAAGTAGGGGAAGTAGAGTTGCAGGTAAAAATGAAATACATAGAAGATTACAGACGGATGAATTTACAGAAGAGCCACGCTTGGTCTTTTTTAGCACATGTACTAACATCATTTCGCAACTTCCTGCTATTCCGATAGACAAGAAGAATCCCGAAGATGTGGACACACAATCTGAAGATCACTTGTATGACGCACTAAGATATGGTATAATGTCAAGACCTAAGTTCAGTATATTTGACTATGATCCTGCAAGTCGGCAAACGAACTCAATGCCTATAGCAGACGCAACATTTGGATATTAATATGGCAGAAGACGACAACAATGAAATAACGATGGATGATCAGGTTATATCTGTAGAAGATGTAGCGTCTGATGAGCCTGACCCAACACAAAGCACAAACATGATATCGTTTATTATGGATAGATATAAACGAGCAGACGATTACAGAGAGCAAGATGAGCAGAGATGGCTAAGAGCATACAGAAACTACAGGGGCTTGTATGGATCAGATGTGCAGTTTACAGAAACTGAAAAGTCACGAGTATTCATAAAGGTTACTAAAACTAAAACGTTGGCAGCATATGGTCAGATAATAGATGTATTGTTTGCTAATAATAGGTTTCCTCTGACTGTAGAACCTACAGAATTACCAGAAGGTGTAGTGTCTGATGTGAGTTTTGATCCTGCAGAACCACCACAAGCTAGAAACGATGAGATGTCTAGCCCATATGGGTTCAAAGGAGATGGTAAAGATTTACCTGCAGGTTCTACACGACAATCTTTGATGGATAATCTAGGTCCTCTTCAAGGTAAGTTTGATGACATAGATAATTTAAAAGAAGGTGTAGGCAAGACACCTACTTCTGTTACGTTTAGTCCTGCTATGGTAGCAGCTAAAACTATGCAGAAAAAAATACATGATCAGTTAGAAGAGTCCAATGCAAATAAACATTTACGAAGCACAGCCTTTGAAATGGCTTTGTTTGGTACAGGTGTTATGAAAGGACCTTTTGCTGTAGATAAAGAATATCCAAACTGGGATGAAGAGGGTGAATATTCACCTGTATTTAAAACAGTGCCACAAGTTTCACATGTGTCAGTCTGGAACTTTTTTCCTGATCCTGACGCAAATAATATGGACGAAGCACAGTATGTAATAGAAAGACACAAGCTATCACGTACCCAGTTACGTGCATTGAAGAAACGTCCACACTTTAGAGAGCAGGTTATTGAAACAGCAATAGCACTAGGTGAAAACTACAATAAAGAATATTGGGAAGATGACCTATCAGATTATGCACCTGAACATGCTATAGATAGGTATGAAGTATTAGAGTATTGGGGTACTGTAGATATTGATATGTTAGTTACAGAGCAGGTAGAGATACCACCTGAACTACAAGACTATGATGAAGTACAGTGCAATGTATGGATATGCAATGGACAGGTATTAAGAATGGTGCTTAACCCATTCAAACCTGCAAAGATACCTTACATGGCAGCACCCTATGAGCTTAACCCATACAGCTTCTTTGGTGTGGGTATAGCAGAGAACATGGATGATACACAGACATTGATGAACGGTTTTATGCGAATGGCTGTTGACAATGCTGTAATGTCAGGTAATCTGCTTATAGAGATAGATGAAACCAACCTAGTTCCCGGACAAGACCTAAGTGTATATCCCGGAAAAATATTTAGAAGACAAGGGGGCGCTCCCGGACAAGCCATCTTTGGTACAAAGTTTCCAAACGTAGCAGGTGAGAACATGCAACTGTTTGACAAAGCTAGAGTACTTGCTGATGAAAGCACAGGATTACCAAGCTTTTCACATGGACAAACTGGTGTAATGGGAGTAGGACGGACAGCATCGGGTATATCTATGTTAATGAACGCTGCCAGTGGTGGTATTAAAAATGTTATAAAAAATGTAGATGACTATCTTCTTAGACCATTAGGAGAGGGACTGTTTAGATTTAACATGCAGTTTAACTATGACAAAGCTACTAAGGGTGACCTAGAAGTAAAAGCTCGTGGTACAGAAAGCTTGATGGCAAATGAAGTGCGTAGTCAAAGGCTCATGCAGTTTATGCAGGTAGCATCTAGTCCTGCACTTGCACCCTTTGCAAAGTTTCAGTATGTAATACGAGAGATAGCTAAGTCACTAGATTTAGACCCTGACAAAGTAACTAACAATATGGATGAAGCCACATTACAGGCAGAGATCATGAAAAAATTTCAGCAACCTCCTCAAGCACCCACACCCCCTGCAGGAGTAGATCCAAAAGACCCAACAGGAGCAGGTGGTGCAACAATAGGTACAGGTCAAGTGCCTATGCCACAGGAACAAGGATTCTCAGGAAATGAACAACAACAACAACCAAAACAACCCACAGGTCAGCCTGTACAGCAAGCTCAAGCCACTGGTCAACAACAAGGACCATTGGGACAGCTTCAGTGATTATATAGGATTTTTGATAGCACAGAATCATGCCATCATGGAGCAGACAAACGACTTAGTCACACTCCATAGATCACAAGGTGCTATCGCTATGCTAAGACGATTAAGACAACTAAGGGATCATGTAAACTCAAATGGGTCTATTAAGTAAAGCCGTAAAACAAGGATTAATAGATAATCCTCAGATCATTACTAAGAAACAGGATGAAGCTACTAAATTAGCAAAGGATAAGGCTGACTTAAATGCAAACGATCCTAATACAAATCCTACTGTATATGATGAACAGATGGCAGATCCTAATGTAACTCATATAACAGTGCCTGAAGATCCTACTCCTGTTCTTGGAAGTATGTATGGAGACTTAGTAAATACATTTGAATCCATGCCCTTTTATGGAAAAGAAACAATATCAGGGGCAAACGTTATAGAGCAGTTAAATTATTACGTAAAAAATATTCAAGGCAGAAATATGCCATTATATAAATTTATGGAAAAGCGAGGGGCTTTTAATAAATTTAGAGACAATCCTAAAAAACAATTTACAAAAAAAGAAATATTAGATTCTTTAAAAGACTTTTCTTCTTTTGAATTTAGAATAAGAACAGATAAAGATACATTATATAGAACCCAACAAAGACTACCCATTAATGAAAGTGCAGGAGATTATAGAAAAATAGGTTATGCTGAAATAACTTTACATGCTCCCTTAGACAATACTGTGCCTTCAATAAAAGAATTTGCAGACAGGCATTTTAAGGGAAATACTATAGGACACACTAGATCTTCTTTTGTTTATAACAGGAAAACTAAAGAAACGGCTGTTATGCCCGAAGAAATGCAGGGGGATCTTTTTCAAAAGATTGGAAAAAAAGCAGATATTATAAGAAATGACGAAGCGAATATACCTACGTATGATAACTTTCAAGAAACAACTTTAGCTGGCAATCAAACAATGAGTTTAGTAGGAGTTAGATCAAACTGGTTAATAGATGAGAGTGAATCTCCTAGTTGGTTTACTACTTCATTTATAGCACCTACTCGATCTTATAACAGCCTAAAAGAAAATTTAAGGCTTGAATATTTTCTTATGGAAGATAATGCAATGCTACTTAATAGGATCAAAGAAGGTAGAGTTGCACTAAGTGAAGAAGTTGCTAATGCCATAGGAAGAGATAAAGGTATAATGAACATTGGCTCTCCAGATGCAACGAGCAGAATGGATGACAACAAAAGTAGATTTATATCACAATTATTTGCTAAAGGTTTTTCACCAAAACAAATTAGAGAAAGGTTAGAAAAATATTTTTCTAAATCTAGTTCTGAACTAAAAGGTGAAAGTTTAACTGAAAGACAGATACAATCATTTTTAAAAAGAGAGAAACAAAATAAGGTAGATCATTATAAAGAAGTATTTAATAAAAATTTTATTGGTATAGGTAATGAAGCTCAAGATATTAGTGGTGGAACTATAGATGCATTTAGTGAGTTACCTAGATTAGGTGCATTAATAGATAAATTAGAAAAAAATTATGCAACAGGTTCGGCTACAAGACAGCCTTTTTTTACATTGCGATA